GGTGACAATGCAATCGCCGCCCTGGGCGACGGTCTTCGCCAGCCAGCCGGTCGTGTTGTTCATTGTCAGCGTCGCGTTGTTGCTGCCGGTGCCACCACCACCGCCGCTGCCAGAGAACGGCCCCAGAGGCCCGGCGACGACTTCCTCGTTTGCAGTCAGGTACAGGTACCCGTTCTCGACGTATGCGCCGTCGATCTTGTTCAGGATATTGGCCTGGGCCTCCTGAATCTGCTGGGTATGCTCGACACTGGTTTCTTCCAGGATGGTGATCCGCTCGTCATGCAGACCCAGGGTCTGCTGGTGGTTCTGGGTCGTCTGGAACAGGGCCGCAATATCGGTCTTATTCTTCGCGATCTGATCCTCCATGCTGGGGATGTTGTCGGACGATTCGATGGAGTTGCCCGCGCCCTGCTTCGGGTGGATTTCGATCTCGAAGGCCTGGGTGGTCAGGGTCTGGTCGTTGCCGGATTCATTGATCACGATCTCACAGGTGGCCCTGCCCCGCTTGTCCAGGGCATTGCCTGGCAGTGTCAGCGTGATCGTGTTGTTCGACATGGTGCATTTTTTGTACACAGTGACCCGGTTCGGTTTCCTGATCTGGGCGATATAATCCGCACCGGTTGGCAGCGTGAACGGCCTGCCGTCCTCTGTCACCGTGATCAGCAGCACACGGGTCGCGCGATCGCCCTGGTGGGCCTCTACCGCATAGCGCAGGGTCGGGCCGTACAGGTCAATCGTCAATTCTTTTGTGATTACTTCCATTCGTTCCTCCTTACAGCTTCGTCTTCAGGAAGGCCCGCAGCGCTTCCGCCGCGGCGATCTGGTCGTCCATGTATCCTTCGACCAGGATCATGGTCGTCTGGTTGTTTTTGGTGGCCGTTCCGCCGTTGGCGTCAATCTCGTCGTACAGATACGTGATCATGGTGCCTTCGGTGGACCGGAAAACGCAAAAGCTGGTCAGGACGCCGGTCTTGTCGCCCTCCGGCAGCTTGGCGGTCAGGAAGTCCTCCAGGGTCTTCACTGCCGCTGCCGCCTCCTCCATGGCCTTCGTCACCACCAGGGATCCCCGGATGTTTCGCCGGATCGTTTCGCCTTCTTCGCTGATCGTGGAATAGGTGTAGGCAATGCGGAAGCCGTGCCTGGTTCGCATTGCCGTGATCGTTGTCAATTTCTTGATCTCCATGGTGTTTCCGCCTTTCATTCGTCGATTGTTTCGTCGGTGGTTGCTGTGGTGCTGTACCGGATCGCCAGCCAGTCGAACTCCAGGGCCGCCGTTCCGGTGACGGTGAAGCCCTCGGTGTCAGATTCTGACACATACAGTTCTCCGGACGCCTTCGGCTGGAGCCATACGCGGAACGCGCCAGCCGCCGCTGTTGCGAAGGCTGTCGTCAGGGCCACCGTGACGGCTCCCGTGTCGTCCGTTGTTGCGGTTCCGGTTTCTTTATCCTGGGCCGCGTTTGCGGCATCCTGGGCGGCCTGGGCGGCCTGCTGGGCCACGTTAGCCTTCTGCATAGCAGCGTCGGCTGTGGTCTGGGCACCGGTCGCTGTGGTCTTTGCGTCGTCCGCCGTCGTCTGTGCAGCAGCTGCCGCTTCCAGGGCGTCGGTCGCGTCGTCCTGGGCTGCGTCTGCCGTTTCCTGAGCCGCCACGGCCTGGGCGCGGACTTCCTCCAGCTGTACCTTCGTTGCGTATGTCGCACCGGCGGTGTTTCCGTCAGATTCAGAGGATGCAGCGATCAGGTCGTCGACTTCGTCGGCGGTGTAGTAGGACGCCAGGGCCTCCTGGAACGACCGCTTCGCATTGGTTTCCGCTGTGTTGGCATATTCCAGCGCGGTCGCCTCTGCGGCCTCCTGGGCGGCCTGGGCCTGATTTGCGGCAGTGATTGCCGCGTTCGTCAGTTCTGCCTTCGTGGCAAGGTTCGCCATTTCGCCCTGGGTGGTTTCCTGGACGACTTCCTCCATTTCTTCGGTAGTCGCGTAGTCCTCCAGCTGGGCGTCGGTGTAGCCATTCGCCAGTCGTGCTGCCGTTTCGGTGGCGATCTCCTGCTCGTCACGCTGCATCTGGGCGAAGGTTTTGGTGACGTTGTTGATCTCGACCTGGTTGTCCTGGTCGTTCTCGTACTCGTCCACCATGACGATCCGCTGCTGCTCCCTGATCCCCGTCGCCTTGCTGACCAGGACGATCGTGTCGCCGACGCCATAGCCGAAGAACTCCGGGTGTTCGGTGCTGCCCTTCGCCAGGTCTTTCACCGCGCCGGTGTAGCTGGACAGAGGCTTGCAGGCCTCCGCCAGCTTCATTGCCGCGTCTTCACGCAGGCTCTTGACGTTGGTGTACCGCTCGTCACGCCAGATCCTGCGGACGCGTTTCTTGCTATACGTGAAATTGGACAGCATCAGCACCGGATCGTCGACGTCGTCCAGCAGGGTCAGGCCGTTCTTACCGATCGGGATGATCTGGGTGTAGAAGTCGTAGGTGTCGCGGGTGTACTCCAGTTTCGCTAGGTTGACGCCTTCCATGAAATGCAGGCCTCGGTTCTGGCCCCTGGCTTCGTAGATGTTGATCACCTTGCGCAGGGTGTCGATCTCCACCTCGCAGCGGTATGTGCTGACGCACTGCTTCAGGACGTCCCAGGCGTTGCAGTCTTCCTCTTTGCGGATGGTTCGCTTTTTGGTGACGGTACAGACGCCCACAGTCCAGTCGCTGTCCTCCAGCGCTAGATTCAGGACGGCGTCGATCGTCATTTCCACCGCCTCGAAGCCTCCCGCGAATGTGCAGTTTTCAATTCCTTCAGTGTTCATATTGGCCGTGACACTGATCCACTCCGTCGTGTTGTCGCCCGCCACCTCTTTGATCACGAACTCGTCCGTCTTTGTTCTGACGTAGGCCTCCGTGACCAGTTGGGCCGCATAGGGGCCGCTTCTGGGGTACTTGAAGTACAGGGTCTTCTCGTCGCAGTCCAGGGCGTGCTTGACGTGAAGCTCTTTCCGGCCTGCCAGCACGCCGACCCGTACCCCTTCGTCTGTGTAAAGTTGAGGCATTGTGTCCCCTCCTTACAGCCAGATCGGCCAGTATTCGACCGTGACCGTCGGCGCAGCACTAGAGAACGTCAGTACCGCCGTCTGCTTTCGCAGCGCTGGTGGCTCCCACATATCGACGTCCGTCGCTTTGCTGACGCCCCGCTCCCAGGCGGTAGCGTCCCGGCCATCGATGGTGACAGGGACGCCTGCGGACAGGTTCGTGATCGTGATCGGGTCGTCAGTCAGACCCCCGATCGTGAAGCTGTCCATGTCAGAGGCCGGGGTGATCGTCAGGATCACCGGCGTCGGTCGTGCGCCCACGCGGTTCAGCTTCGCCTCCGCCGCGCCCTGGTACTTCCGCACCTGCTTGTCGCCTCGTAGGTAGCCCTTGAAGTTCAGGGTCAGTTTCCGTCGGGTTTTGCTGCGCTGCACCTTCTCGATGTTGCTGGTGGTTTTGAAGGCCACGTACTGCCCCCGGTAGCCCGGTACAGTCAGCACGGCCTCCTTCTCCAGCAGCGCAAGCACTTCCGCCACGCTCTGTACGATCCGGCCCGGATCAGTGCCCCGGAAATACAGCACCGCCTTCGCTGTTCCGAAGGTGACGGTGGTGTCGCCCTTGATGGGGGTCAATCCCTTGGCGACCCAGTCCACCGCCACCTCGTCCTGGGCGGGCTGAAGTTCAAACGTCAGGAGGCGCGCGCCGAATTTTTCAATGCTTTGTCCGTTGATTCTCATGTCGTCGCCCTCCTGATCGCTCTGCTGCTGCCCGTCAGGTGTTTCTCCACCTTGACGATCTGTCTGGAGGCGATCTCGTCACCGTCCAGGTAGTTGTACACGTACACAATGGTCTGGCCGATCGTTTCACCGATCGCCGTCAGTTTCTCGTCCAGCATCGTGCCCAGGCGTACATAGAAGGGTTCCAGGGGCAGGATCGCCTCCTGGCCCGCTTCGCCGCCACCCAGGAGTGTCGAACCGTTCATGCCGAAGATCGTGGACGCGTCCATAATTGCACCGGTTTTCCACCAGGAAATGCTGAAGCGCGGGACGCTAGGCGGGTTGATACTGAACCGGCCACTGATAGACAGGTGGGGCATTTTCAGCTTTGGCAGGCTCCAGGAGAAATTGAAGGCCGACCGGA